AACACAACCTGGTTAGGAGATTGGACTTCTATACCAAGTGTTGTTGCTGAAAATATGTTATTAGAACAAAAAGGTATTATAGACTTTGAGTTTAAAGGATGCCCAGAGGCAGTTTATCATTATGATAATGTTGAGAATACAACATACATAACAGGAATAAAAGAAGATAAGGTCAGAAATATAGAGCCAAATATAAATGATATTGCATATGGAACAGGCAACAAATCAATCTATCTTTCATGTGAAATGGAAGCAGATGAAGTTTATATTATTGGTCATGATTTAGAACTAGACAATAACATATATGCTGGTACAAATGCTTATGCTCAGCATACTACTGATACACTTGTTCCTAAGGCATGGACACTACAACATAAGATTACATTTGATACATTTAAGTTTACAAAGTTTTACAAAGTTAGTTCAAATAATATTGAGATAGAAGAATGGAAAGAGTGTGAAAATTTAGAATATATAACACTTAAACAGCTTGACGAAAAGTTTAAAATATAGTATAATAGTATTATGAATAATTATATACAGATATATAAAAATGTTATTGAAGATGGTTACTGTGATAAACTAGTTGAAAAATTTGAGAGTAACCCTAAACAATGGGAAACACATGAGCAAGGACCAATGTCATTTGCTCAAATCAATTTGAATATGAACAAGGAATGGAATGCTGATGTGTACCAATTGTCAAAAGTTTATACATCTTATCTTGAAAAGTATAAAAAAGATTGTGCTGTTACTAAAGAGATGTGGCCAGAACTATATTCTTTTGAACAAGTTAGATTAAAACGATATCTACCTAATGATAAAGACCAATTTGGTCCTCATGTTGATTCAGTAAGTGCTGATTCAGCATTAAGATTTTTAGTATTTTTTATATATCTTGATGATAACGATAGAGGCGAAACATCTTTTCCTCAATTAGGATTAGGGTCTCCTTGTAAGAAAGGTTCCTTATTAATGTTTCCACCTTTGTGGCCTTGGTTACACGCTGGTGTTAAACCAATTAACAAACCAAAGTACATGGTAGGAAGCTATCTACATTATAGGAAAACACAATGATAATAACACCAAATAAGTTTGCATTACTAATAGAAGATACAGTTAAAACTAAACGAATGAGTTACATGGATGCCATTATTTCTTATTGTGAAAAGAATGGCGTTGATCCAAGCAATACTAAAGCACTAATCAACAAGACACTAAAAGAAAAGATAGCATACGAGGCACAAGGCCTTAATATGTTAAAAGAAAAAACAGCAAAGTTACCAATCTAAGGAAAAAATATGTTTAAAAAATACTTCAAGTCATGGTTTAAGACAGCAGAAAAAGAAATATCTGTTGTAACCAAGAAAACAAAAAAAATCATAACTAAAACTGACCTAGTACATAAGACAAAAAAAGAACTAGAAGAATTAGGTAGAGGTTTAGGAGTAGAACTAGATAGACGATTAACTAAAGATAAGTTAATCAAACAAATAAGTAAATTATTATAAGGAGATATATGTTAGAAATAATTATAGCAGCATACGCCATCAGTATAGTCGGTGGTCTATTAATAAACGCCGCAGGTATTTAACAAGGAACAGATGAATGGTTTTGAAGTATATAAAATCTATTTGGCAATCAAACTCCACTTCACAAGTAAAAACCAATCTTATGACTTTCATAAGCACAACGGTAGAACAACTGCAAGATTGGAAACATTTACTAAAAGAAGGGATAGGTATTTCTTTCATAAGCTTTCTAAATCTTATAACGATAGCAGCATTGTTAATTACTTCCTTAGCAATTTTGTTTCTAATACTAATTTATGGGTTGGTGACATCATTGGTAAAACTGGTGACGACCATTACAAACAATGGTCAAAGAAAATAGAGGCATTGCATTATTACTATGAACAAGACATTGATTATATATTGGAAAGAAAGATATCCTTTGATGATATCTTTACATCAAAAGATGGTCAACACCCACCGATATTAAAGATGTTTCTGTCAAAAAGAATTAATTTTGAAACTGTTATAATATTAGATGATATATTATCTTTTTCAAAACGACTAAATAAAAATATAAAAGAAACTGTATTGTGGCCTAAACTATACGATAGAATGATAAGATATAAACCATTTCTTATATACAATGTTACAAAATATAAAAAGACATTAAAACTAAAACTGAAGGAGATATAATGGCAGAAGGACAGAAAGAAAAGGTAGTTGATTCTACAAAGAACAAAGTAACAATGTTACCAATTACTCTAGGTAGTTTAATTTTAAAATTTGAATTACCCCTTACGACTATTGATGCAATTAATAAATCGTATGATGAAAATTTAAGAAATTTAAGACCACATAATAAACAACTTGCTGGAAAAATTAAAGAAGAAAATCAAGTTACTGATTTGCTAACGGAAGAAATGAAACAAACATTTCTTGCTTGTTTTGGGCAATACCTTAAACAGATTCAGAAACCTTTTTGGGGAGTTAGTCTAGCAAAGGCATGGATAAATGAAATGAGGTCAGGTGAATATAATCCTTTTCACTATCATGTAAGTGAACTAACTGATTTGGGATTATCTTCTGTAATAGTATTAAAAAGACCTAAGACCTATGGTACAGAGATTGTTAATCCAGATGACCACACAAACGGATTTTTAGAATTTGTTGGGGGTAATCAAGACCCACTTGGCTTATCACAATATAGAGTAGATGCTCAAGTAGGAGATTTTTTCATATTTCCATATACCATGTTGCATGGTGTTTATCCGTTTAGAGAAACAGATGAAGTAAGAAGAACATTATCTTACAACTGTGATTTATTAAAACCAAAGATAATTGATTATGTATATCCTGATGGTCAAGCATCAAAAGATAAATTAAAAAAAGAGGAGAAACAATGAACATAGAAGCATTAAGAGAACAATTAAAAACTGATGAAGGTGTAAAATACGAGATATATAAAGACCATCTTGGTTACCCTACATTTGGCATTGGACATTTAATTACAGAAGGTGACCCAGAGCATGGTGAGCCTGATGGAACAGAGATAAGCGAAGATAGAGTAAACGAAGTATTTGAATCAGATGTTTCTAAATTTGTAGATGAAGCAAAAATATTATTTCCTGATTTAGATGACCTACCTGAGATTGCTCAACAAGTAATAGTGAACATGGCATTTAACATGGGTAGACCACGCTTATCTAAATTCAAGAATTTTATTGCTGGTGTAAATGACCGTGATTGGGTGAGAGCAGCAGAAGAAATGATGGACTCTAGATGGGCAGACCAAGTGGGTGCGAGAGCAACACGATTAAGAAACCTAATATTAACATTGGCATAATTATGGATGAAGCAGGAAAATACACAGCACAACATACCGTGATGGAATCAGGTATAGAGATAAGAGAACTCAAACATTTATTGAAAGTATCAGAAGATAAGGTAGAAAAACTACAAGCAGAGATAGAAACATTAAGAGGTATAGTTAGAAATATTGATATTGAGGATCTTTCAATTGATTCAATGCCAGTTATAGATGAGAGAACTTCAGAAGGAGAAGGTCTTACATTGAATTTTGATGATGACTTCGGAATACAATTTTCAGACAAATCCCAACTAGATTCAGATGATGAAGAACCAAATAAAGAAACATATTAGAGTGCTTGACAAAGCTTCTCAAATATGTTATAATAAGATATATGCAAAAGAAAACTAATTATTTTCTTTTTATAGTGCAAGGAAGAGGGTTTCACCAGAGGCTCGAACTTGATTGCTTAGGGGTTGTACCCAGGCATAACTTGGAAAACAAGGGGTGTCAAATTGCCGACAGGCAGAAGTAAGTGGCGTGGTATATAGATGGAATCTTGTCGAAGCGCTTGGGAGTAATTCCATAGTCTCCCCTATGTTCGCATATAAATAATAATGTCGATTAATATAGACACATACAAATATAATTATACAAAGGATATAAAAATATGAATACAAGTATAGCAGCGTTAAAACGCTCAAAGTCAAATCTAGATACTCTAGTCAGCGAACTATCAAAAGTTGCTGAACCTCAAAAACAAAAAAACTCATATGCTGATGATAGATTCTGGAAACCAGAACTAGATAAATCAGGTAATGGTTATGCTGTTTTTCGTTTTTTACCAGCAGTTAAAGATGAAGATTTACCATGGGCACGATTATGGTCCCATGCATTTCAAGGACCAGGTGGTTGGTTTATTGAAAACAGTTTAACAACACTTGGTAAAAAATGTCCTATTAGTGAATCTAACAGTTTACTATGGAACTCTGGTGTTGAAGCTGATAAAGAGATTGCAAGAAAGAGAAAAAGAAAACTCTCTTATGTTGCAAATATTTTAATCATTAGTGATTCTAAACATCCTGAAAATGAAGGTCAAATAAAATTATATAAATTCGGTAAGAAAATCTTTGATAAGATTACCGAGGCGATGAAACCTGAATTTGAAGATGAGAAACCAATTAACCCATTTGATTTTTGGGAAGGTGCAAACTTTAAACTAAAAATCAGAAAAGTTGATGGTTACTGGAATTATGACAAATCAGAATTTGATAGTTCGTCAGCGATAAAAGACAATGACGAAGCAATCGAACAAGTTTGGGATAAACAATATCCTTTAAAACCATTTCTTGCATCCGAAAACTTTAAATCATATGATGAGCTAAAAGCGAAACTAGATAAAGTTTTAAGTGGTGTAAGAAGTACTGGCACGGCCGAAGATGTTGCGATCCCACCTGTAACACGAACACCGAGTCCAGTTGTAGCAGAAACAGTAGATACACCTACGCCACAAGTTGATGAAGATAGTGATGAAACATTATCTTACTTTAGTAAGTTGGCAGAGGAAGAGTAATCTCTCCACCTGTTTTCTCTATATTGGGGTTAGGATATGATGTTCTAACCCCTTTTTATATAAATATTAGATTATATTATGATGAAGTTTGAGATATCAAAAACAAAACATAAGGAGTTTTTATGTGGAAATCAATAACGGATGCTATTAGTAATGTAACAACAGTTGCAGTTTCACTAATAGGACTATCAGTTGCTTTAGAAGTTGTATTTGGAGGTCAAGTACCATTTCTTTCTTTAGGTGTTATTAATAACATTTCTGGAATCGTAGCTGACCTAGGATCACAAGGTCTTATTGGACTTATTACCCTAGGTATTTTATGGGCACTTTGGAAAAAGTAACCTTTTAACAATATTTTTATAAACAAGGGGTCTTTATGACCCCTTTTTTTGGTCTATTCAACAGTTTCATACTTATAAATAATAGTGTATGTTTAAATTATTTTTATCACTTTCAGTATTAGTTATTGTATTATCGGTATTTCCAGCAAATGGTAGTGAACTTACTTTTGGATTCTCTAATCCTTCGTTTAGTGGTAACGGTCAATCTTCTCATTATCTTACTATTGAGAATATCGAAAAGACAAGACGAGATGCTGTCGAAGCAAAAAAAGTATCTACTGCAAAAGCACTTAAAGATGAACTCAATGCTACAGCATTTGCTAAATTTAAAGCAAATTTAGAAGCAAGATTTTATACAGCTCTTGCTAAACAAATTACAGATAATGTATTTGGGTCAGACGGAAATCAACAAGACTCAGGAACATTCACAGGTACAAATGGTGAAACAGTTGTTTGGACAACACCAGCAGGTACAGGTAATGTTGTTGTAACTGTAACAGAATCAGATGGTACAGTAACTACTTACACTATGCCAAAAGAAGATAACTCTTAATGTTTAGAAAATTGATATTATGCTTAAGTGTATTAGCAATAGCAGGATGTGCTGCAACAGCACAAGAAGGTTATTTAAAAACACAAGAAGTAGCATTTAAAGAATTAGATACAATCACACAACCAGAAGGTGCTCCTATTATTATAGCTGTTTATGACTTTGGCGATATGTCAGGACAAAAGAAACCAGGTGGCGCTTATGCTTCAATGTCGAGTGCCGTAACACAAGGTTCTTATCAGATTTTAATTAAAGCATTACAAGATGCTGGCGAAGGCAAATGGTTTAGAGTAGTAGAAAGACATAGTTTAGCAAGTCTATTACAAGAACGAAAACTAATTAGAACTACTAGACAAATGTCAGACGGCGAATCAGCAGAGGCATTACCAGCATTATTATTTGCTGGTGCATATGTAACAGGCGGCATTGTAGGTTATGATAGTGATGTTCTATCAGGTGGTGCAGGTGCTAGAGTATTAGGCATAGGTGCAAGCAAAGAATATAGACAAGATATTATTTCTATCATGTTACGATTAATCAATGTACAAACAGGTGAAGTTATTATCTCTACAACGATAGAGAAAACAATTTATTCATCAAGCACAGGCGGAGATGTATTTAAATACTTTGATGCTGATACAATGTTAGTAGAGATAGAAGCAGGGTATGCTAAGAATGAACCAGTTACTTATGCAGTAAGAAAAGCAATAGAAGCAGGTGTTGTATCTTTAATCAAAGAAGGTGCAGAATTAGAATTATGGAAGTTTGGTCCTACACAACAAGAGATAACTGCTCAAGAAGAAGAAAAACTTAGATTAGAATTAGAAGCTGAAGAAGCTCTATTCATAGCAGAAGAAGAACAAATAAAACTAAAAGAAGAAAATAAAGAATTAGAAAAAGAACTTGATGAACTGTTAAAGGAGGAAAGTACAGATGAAAAAGATAATGAAGATAGTGCTGATCCTGTTCCTAACAATATTCACAGTTAAGACAGCAAACGCAGATAGTAACGGAAATAATGTATTTATTTTACTAGAAGATACTTCTGGTGCAGGTGCTGGCGAAACAATTTACATAAGACAAGAAGGATATGACAATTGGGTTGGCAATTGGACTAATCACCCATTTAAGATAGAAGGTACAGGAAATACTGTTAATATCGTACAGATTGGATATACCAACGACTTTGCAGATTACTCCTCATTTGATTGTACTAATTGTACTTTAGATGTTAATGTTAAAGGTAGTGATAATGCTATAGAAATGGATATGGACGACACCGGCGACTCAGGTTGGTGGATAGATATTGATATTAGAGGTGGTGATAACCTAGTTAAAGTTAGCGATGCTCCTGACGGTACTAATGTAGCAAATCAAAATTACGATATAGATATTGATGGTAATAATAATCAAATGGAGTTTAAAGTTGAAAACGGTTCAGGTGGTAATCACTACCTATATGCCTACATTTATGGCGATAATAATTATGTAGATTACTTAATGAATGATAATTCTTTAGGAAAAAACACAACAGCAAATGCAGCCATAGGTCCTTACAATTCAATCAGTCACTCTCAGGTTGCAGATAAGAATTTAGCGTCAATTGATTTTTACATAATTGGATCTAGTAACTCTATACAAACAGAAACAATGGGTGAAACTAATTATATGCTTATTGAATTATTTAATGGATCTTCAAGCAATAGAATTGATTATACTCCTTCTGCTTATAGTGCAGGTTATAATAGAGTAATGCAATTTGGTGATAACAATGAAATGTTATTAAGATTAAACGGCAATAGTAATAGAATTGGTATATACCAACAAGGTAACAATAACTATTTGAGTTTAAATTATACAACTTCAAGTGCTACATTGTACACTTCACAAACAGGTGGTAACAATACGGCTAATGTAAGTGTAACTGGAGATAGTATTTACGACTACACATTAAACTTCACACAAAACGGTTCAGATACTTGTACATATTCTTTCAATAGAAACACACAATCAGCTGATGTAACAGCAACTATAGCAAACAACTGTTAAAATGAAAAAGATTTTATCTTTAGTATCAGCTCTGATACTTCTCACAACACAATCTATGGCGGCACCAATAGTTGGTGAGGTATTTCAAAAAATGGGTACCACTTGGGTTGAGCGTGATTTTGAAAACATAACAATTAATGATGCAGGTTTTAAACTGTACATGGAAGATTTTCTACAGACAGGTGAAGATGGTGCCATGAATCTTGAATTTATAGATGGTACAAAATTTACACTTGCACCTAATAGTGAAGCTGTCATTGATGAATTTTCTTTTGATACAAGTGTTGTGCCAATAGAGGTATCAATGAGTGTAGATGTTAATGTAGGTTCATTTACATATGAAAGTGGTAGTGTATCAAAACTAGGTGGTGAAGTAGAAATCAATACACCTACAGCAACAGTTACAGTAATGGGTACTGCCTTTTCAGGTAGAGTTGATGCTAGTGGTAGAACAACTATTACATTATTACCTGATAGTACAGGTAGTGTAGGGCGAGTTACAGTTACAAATGAGGCAGGTGCAAGTACAATAACTCGAGCATATTCTGCTGTTACTGTACTTTCAGATAATTTACGACCATCACCACCAGACCCACTATCTACAAACGAAAGAAAAGAACTATTTGACCTAGAAACAAACGAAGAAACGATTGAAGAAAAAATAGAAGAACAAAGAGATACAAAAAAACGAGTAGATAAACTAGAACAAATTGATGACAAAGAAATCAAAGATATTGAGCAGATTGAAGAAGTTATAGAAGAACTAGAAACACAAGAAGTCAAAGAAGTTGAACTAGATACTTTTGATGAACAAGAAGAATCAAAAGAAAATGCTATTGAAATGAAAGAAGAAAACCTTGAGGTAGAAATTACTGAAGAAGAAGCTGGTAATCTTGAACAAGATTTAATGACCGAAGAACTTACAATTGTTGAAACATCATCTACTGAAGGAACTGTAATCGTTGAAGATTTTAAAACAGAATCAGAACCTATAGTAAATACAAACGAAGTATCAGAGGATATAATTACAGATGATTCAGTTAATACAGAAGTTGATACATCATATTACGACCAATGGGATGACTCTGCCTACGACTCTGAATACGGATGGGTAGATGAGAACGACCAAGTAACTGTTTGGGATGCCAAAGGTGAAACTAAAATGAATTATGAAGATAGTAAAAAGATGTATGCAGAAATGGACAAAGCATATATGGATGCTATTGGTTGTGAAAATAATTGTGATTGGGAAAGTATTGATTGGGATACTATTGATTGGGACAATGTTGATTGGGAATCATTAGCACAACAACAAGACGCTACAATGTCAGCATATGGTTTAGATACTGATTGGTGGGATGAAAATGAACAAAATGCTGACCTTGATGTAACAGATGATGTATTTACTGAAATTGAAAAACTTGAAGGAGATGTAACAGGAGATTTAGATATATGGGAAGATGATCCTGATATATTTGATGAGGGAGCTAATCAAGGTGATGAACAATTTTTAGAAGAAAAAAACGATTATTATTCAGGAGATGGTCCTTTCTTAATGACAGGTAAAGAGGATTGGTGTGATCCATCTTGGTGTACACAACAATACATTGATGAACAAAATAAATATAATCAAATGGATTGGGATCTGAATACAAAATATACTAAATGGACAAATGAATCTAAATCGTTATTTAGTGAGTTAATTTTAAATGACCAATGGTATGGTGATACAACAGACGCTCCAAAACCTTGGACAATATCTGAAATAAAAGACAAATATATTACTGAATGGGGTTGGTCTGAATGGGATGTTTTTTGGGATGCCTTTGATGAATGGCAACAACAAGGCTCATATGATAACTGGGAATCAGAATACGAAGAATTAAGTATTGAAGATGAATACTCATTTGAAACAGATGAAATTGATGAATGGGAAACAGATTATTTAGCAAACCTTCAAACTGAACCTGATTGTATATATGCTGGTTACTATTGGGATAAGAAAAATCAATCTTGTGGTACAGCGTGGGTTGATAACACAGGTGTAAGTATTTTAGTAACAGCAAGTGGTGAAACAATCAACTATGAAAAAGGTGTAATAACTCAAACGGTAACTACAGTAACAGACGGTGTATCATTTTCTGTAACACAAACAGGCAGATATTCAACTTATGGTAATTCAGCAGACTATACTGCTCATTCCGGAGAAAATGGTTATAAAAGAATGGACAGAACATATAGTAATCATAGAGCATATCTTACTACTAACTCAATTACAAACTTTGATGTTATGATAATACAAGAAGATGAAACACAGGCATTGACAGCAGGTACTGAGGGTTCTCGAGCTATAATTACAATCATACAAATCAAGTAGATAAATAGTATTATGAGAATAACATCCACATGGGCTGTGGTTGTTACGGTGATTATATTAATTTCTTTGAAAGTATATAACCCTATACCATTACAGACCCTACAATTAAAGACTTATGATTATTACCAGACCTTCGGTGCAAGGTATGATTCTAAGAGCCTAGTTCTATTAGATATATCAGATTTAGCAATAGAGAGTAAAGGTCAATGGCCTTGGAAAAGAGACCAGGTAGGTCGTATTGTTGTCAATGCCTATAAGAATGGTGCGGCATTAGTTATTCTACAGTTAGCATTCCCACAGAAAGATAGACTAGGTGGTGATGAAATGTTTTTGAAAATGATATCAAAGTATCCTGTTATACTCACAGAAACAAAAGATGTCAAGAACTTAACCAGTATATCAAGAAAAGCATTGGCGATAGGTGATGTAGAAGTACCTATTGATATTGATGGCACTATACGAAAATTACCGCTTGACAATTCTATGCCATCTGTTATAATGAAAGTCATTAAGTTTCCTATACCCAAACAAGATGATATATGGGTAGATTTCAGACACAATATACCTAGAATAGATTACACAGACAAAGACTGGTCAGCCATGAAAGGTAAGATAGTATTCATAGGTGTTACATTTAAAGGTACGACCTTTGTACAGACACCTAATGGTCTTAAAAACACCCATGAGATAATGGCACTTGGTACTGAAACATTACTATCAGGCAAGTTTATTAGTATGCCTAGTTGGTCACACATACTAGAGTGGTCACTTATCATTGGAAGTAGTATCATATTCTTACTATTAATACCTAGACTAGGGGTGTTATGGTCGCTTGTACCGTGGTTACTATACACTATTTCTGTACCGATGTCAAGCTTTTATTTGTTTAATAAATTTTTATACTTGACAAACTGGACTTATCCTGTTATAGTAGGTTTCATTGTCTTTGCTCATTTGATATTCAATAACTTTGCTCGAGAGAATAGGCTCAAACAACAGATACGAAAACAGTTTGAAACATACCTTGACCCAAGACAGGTAGCAATACTACAGAAAGACCCAAGCAAACTCAAACTAGGTGGGGAGAGAAAAGAGATGTCATTTCTATTCATGGACATTGTAGGGTTTACACCTATATCAGAATACTATAAAAACAAAGATGACCCAGAGGGGTTAGTTGAAGTTGTCAATGACTATCTAAACCGTATGACTAAAATAGTGCTTGACAATGGTGGTACTGTTGATAAGTACATGGGTGATTGTATCATGGCGTTCTGGAATGCGCCTCTTGATTGTGAGGACCATGCTGAGATGGCAGTTAAGACTGCTATTGAATGTGCTGAAGAAACAAGTAGATTGAAGTCAGAGTTTAAAGCAAAAGGACTACCTGATATCAACATAGGTTCAGGTGTCAAT